CTTGCGTCTACTGCGTCATTAAAATTTGCTGTTGATGATTGGTTGTTTGAATCACCAATAAAGAAGTTACCGTCGTTAAGGTTTGGTGTTGCGTTAGCACGTCCTGCACCTGTAACCATAATAGAGCCATTTGAAGCATGTACCTTAATTACTTTACCAATGTTTTGTATTAGTACTGCTTCACCTGATGGCGCGGTATTTTGTAAACTACCGTTTGTATTTACATAAAGAGTATCTCCTTCAGAGAAAGAAGAAGTATCAATACCTTGTATAAACCCCAGTAGTACTAGTGTACCTTCCGCTTGGTCTACTAAGTCTTGGTTCAATATACCTATAGCGGGCATGGTTGAAGCAGAAGTAGAAGAAGCCGCTTGAACTTCCATTGCATTTCCTGATGTACCACTTTGATACACTACAGTACCTTTTGTTAGTGTGCCTCCAGAAACGTTCTTACAAGTCTCAGTAATAGCTAGTTGGTCGGTACTAGGAGACATCTCAACAACAGTACCATCTGTTTGCTTAGAATAAATCTTTTGGTCTGCTAAGTTTAAGGCTATTTCGCCTACCTCAAGGTCTGTTGACAAGGGTATTCTTGCCGAAACCGAGGATTTCTTATGAATAATTTTAGTTGCCATTGGGCTTCTTTCCTATGTGTGAGGAGGAGGTGACTATAGAGCCACCCCCAAAGTATTGTACGGGCTTAGTAGGTGCCGCCATCTAGAATTACGTTTTGTAACTCTTCGTTAGCTAAGTCCCACTTACCATCGGCTTCATTCCAAACGAATGATTTGTTAGCCGCTGTTCCGCGTTCTATTTCGATACCACCATTTTGTGATGGTGTTCCTGTTTCGTCTGAGTTTAACAAGATGATTGAATCACCAATATTAACTTCATTAGAGTTTACAGAAGTTGTTGTACCATTAACTGTTAAGTCACCGGCGATTACAACTGTACCAGTGTTGTCACCTAAACCTGCAGGGTCGATAGTGATTGTTGAACCACCTTCGATTAAGCTTGTTGTGACTTTGTTAAATGTAACATCGTCAGAAGTTGCTACTGCTTGGCCTATAGCTATCTCACCATTAGTGATAGTTACGCCTGTTCCACCAGTAAAGTGCGCTCTAGTTTCTGAAGCACTTGGGCCAGTGTAAGTAATAACACCAGTTGCACTAGAATAAGATAGTGAACCATCACCACCCGCATCTGTTACTGAAATATCACCACGAACATCTGCTGAAGTAACTCTGTCGTAAGTAAATACACCGTTAGCATAAGATAAGTCACCATGTCCAGTGCCAGTATTAGCCGCTGAGAAATGTGCTTGTGCTTCTGCCGCACTTGGTCCTGTATAAGTATACACACCATTTGCATAAGAGAAAGAGCCATCGCCCCCTGCATCTACTGCTGAGAAGAAACCTTCTACGTCTGACTCTAAGTTAGAGTTTACGAAGTTAGCACCATCCCATGTTAGGTGGTCACCTGAAGCTATTGATGTTAGGTTAACATCTTCTAGTGTGCTTAAAGTAGTATAACCTGCTGATACGAAACCAGTTCCGTTATGTGACTTTAAAAGGTTATTTGCAGTATCATACCACAAGTCACCTTCAACAGGATTAGAAGGCGCAGTAGAGTCTACATAAGCACCAGTAATCTGTTTAATGTTATTTCCGCTGTCTTTAGTATAAATCTTGCGGTCTACAAGGTTGATTGCTAATTCACCTTGGTCTAAGTCTGCTGTTAAAGGGGATGCTCCACCAGTAACACTCTTCTTGAGTAAAATTTTAGTTGCCATTAGAAGCTACCTCCAATAATATGTGTTGTTTGTTTTTCAATGCGATTAGTCGCTTGGTATTTGTTTGCTGTGTCGTCGTACACTAGTACGGCTCCATCTTCTTTATTTGTGTTATCAACGTCTAGTAACTTTGAAGTTGTTAGTTGATGATTCTTCCATTGTGATGTACCAGAGTCATAAAGTAGTACATCTCCTTCACTTGCAGAAGTTATAGTAACATCTGACTGACCATCTAAGGAGAAGAAGTTATCAAAAGAACCTGCTGTGATTACTTCAACCACTTGTCCCGCTGAGTTACTTACTTCCATCTTTAGGTCATAACCATCAATGTAAACATCTGTTATAGAGTCACCTTTAGTGCCTTGTCCACCTGTTCTAGATAGACTAACATTATAGGATGCTGTTGATAAACCAAGATTGATTTTATTCTGCTGTACAGTAACGCTATACTTAGACATTACTACACCTCTTCAGATGGGCTAAACAATACCTCGACAAGACCACGCATAGGCTTCCAAATCTGTTGGCTGTTGCCACTAGCCATATCAGCTACTTCTAAACCAATCCAACCATAAGAAGGTTTTTCAGGTGTAGGTTGAGTAGTCCAAAGGGCTATTAGGTCTTCTGGTATTACTATTTTAAACGTATTGTCTGTAACATCACTATCAATAATTGGTAAGGTTGTTACCTGACCACCTGACTTAACTAAAGTTGGATAACCATCACTATCTAACTCGGACATATCACCCTCAACTATCTTTGGGGTAATTGTGTAACCTGTTAAATTAGTAAGCCAACCTAAGGTAATGTCTAAGTGAACTTGTTCACCTTCAATTATTGATACGAGTACAGAACCGTTATCCTTCATTATGTCTTTTGAAGGGGAATTAATTCTGGAACGTGCCATTTAGTTTCCTCTCTCCCGAACCTCAGTTGGGGAAGTAAAGTTGATTAGATACACCCCCGAAGGGGTGCAAAATTATTTTCTTCTAGATATTCTCTTAGCAAGGTTTCTAGACTTCTTATCAAGTCTTCTACTCTTACGAGCAAAGTGGCCTAGCTTAAGTCTCCTGCCTATATTAAGTACGTTGTCTCTCTTAAGGACAGAGCCTTGTATGTTGCGTTCCACTCTTTGAGCTTTATCATCATACTTTGCAGACCGTTTACTTGCTTTCGCAATTTTCTTCCTTATAGCAGACTTAGGCTTTCCACCCGCCATGCGTATGTTAGGCTTAACCTTAGAGACTAAACCCTTCTTACGCTTTAAGGCAGAAGCCTTCACAGCTTTAGCTAAAGCACGTTTCTTAGCAGGGGTCATCATAGTCTTCTTGCCGACCTTCTTGCCAATTTTTCTAAGTAGTCTTCCACGAATAGACATTACTGACTCTTCGCTTTCTTAATACCCTTAGAGTATTTAGCTGTTAGACTATTCTTAAGTTTGTTTGCTTGAACACCACCGGCAATTAAAGTTGTTGCACCGGCAAGAGCCACTGCACCTCTTTTAAGGTTACGAACTCTTCTAGCAGTATCTGCTTTAATCATTTGTTTAGTACCATACTTCTTTAATAGTTTCCTATTTAGTTTAGTTGAGGTGCTTAACTCGATTAATTCCATAGCTCCAGTTGCTTGTTTAACCGCTTTCTTTATTTGTCTAGGGTTAATGTCAATAAGAGCATCTGTACTAATTTGTGCAAACTTAGTCATTTGACCTTTAGATAGTCTCTTTGTTGAAAAGGTTGATAAGGACTTAGCTACTTTAATCTTTCCTCTTTTGCTCATATAGGCACTAGAAGTATTAGCTAGAGCTTTAGTTAGCCTTCTCTTGTTTCTTCTAGACAAAGCAGAAGCCTTAATAGCTTTTGCCAAGGCACGTTTCTGAGCAGAAGACATAGCCTTCCCTGTGAAACTTGTTACAGTAGTACTTTTTCTTGCAAACCTTTTGAATACTCTTTTAGCAATTCTACGTTTAATAGACATTGTTGTTACTCCTTAAAGTTATTACTTCCTGTTTCTGTTCCAAAGCTTTTGCATAGCCGCTTTCTTCTTAGCTGACCAAGAAGACATAGAAGAACCTGTTGATTTAGCTTTACCAACAGCCTTGCCAATAGTTGTTCCAATTCTTTTCTTAACCATTGCCTTCTTCTTTAAAGCAGAAGTATTAGAGCCTGTTTTCTTGTTATATAGCTTGTTAGCTTTCATCATCAATGATGACTTCTTCATCTTAGCTTTGCCTGCACCAGTCTTAGCCATCTTGATACCTGTCTTAGTTGCACTAACAGCAGATTTCTTAGTCTTTACAGCAGTTGATTTAGCTTTAGCAATAGTCTTCTCTACTGCCTTACGTTTAGCTAGTGTTGATGTTTTAGAGCCAGTAAGTTTATTGAGTCTTTTGTTAAGAGCAATTTTGTTTCTTGAAGACTTAGTACCTACTGTTGAAGCTACTGCATTAGCTTTTCTTGGAGCAGTAACCTTCTTAGCTAGTCTGCTATTAGTCTTAACAGTTCTAGCCGGTTTGCTTTTAGTAGCAGAAGACACTCTTGAAGCAGTAGATTTAGACGCTGACTTAACAGTACGTCCTTTAGGCTTAACCATGCCCGTGCCTCTAACTTTAGTGCCTTTAGACAAGCTTCTAGCCTCTGCAAGTGCTTTAGCTTGCTTCTTTCTTTTGTCATTAGCTTTCTTAGCTGTTTTACTATAATCAGCCTTTTTAGGTTTAATACCTCTAGCCATTGTTGTATTCCTTTTTCTAGAAGCCGAAGCCTCTTGTTGTTACTTTAGAACCTCCACGCACAGGGAATAAATACTCTACAGCATATCTTAATCCATCAGTCCAGTGTTCTACACCTTCCTTTTTACAGATTGTTGCTGTATCAGGGTTACTCTCTACCCATGCGGTACGTTCTATCGATTTAATTGTGTTAGAACACCTTGGATGAATATACATATCTATATCACCATTAGCGTTCTTAAACTTCTTGTTAATAGCCGCCACACTATCTATAATAGGTGGAGCCTTGGAGTGTGCTCTTGTTAGAATACCTTCAGATTGTAGTATACTGAAGTCTGTTCTACCAACAGCCGCAGAGGACTTTCTAGCCTTACCACTAGGGTCGGGATAGGATATTATTCTATGTCCTCGATACTTATCTGCTAGAGTCCTAGCCAAGGTTTCCGTATCAGGGTGTCCTTGTAACTCATCTAGGATATGTATCTGGTTTCCTCTTAAAGCAAATACCACAGAAGCCATAATACCGACGTTAAAGTCAATAGCTACGTGGACATCTTCTCCCGCTTCAAAAGAAGGTAATGTTTTGTCTATATGCTCATTCCTGTTGAATGTATAGAATACTGTGTTACCAGAATCCTCAAAAGATGCTGAATACTCTCTAGCAAACTTTAGTGGGTCTAGTGTTAATTTAACTCTCTCAATCTCATCTGCATCTAGATAAGGAGAGTCCTCATAAGTATAATGGTACGACTTCCATTGGTTATCTGCATCTTGTCTGTTATACATCTCATAGAAATAGTTATAACCCATTGGTGTAGAGATAATTAAAGCTTTACCTGAATTAGCACCAAACTTGTCTGCATTCTTTTTAGACCAACGTGTAGCAATACAAGGCTGTATGACTGACTCCCAAGATTCCTTAAGAGATGTCCCTGCACCCTTCCATGAGCATACCTCATCGGCTACCACAAAATATTGACCACTACCACGCATACGTTCTGATGCTTCATAGGACCATATCTTTAGAATAACATTATTAGGGAACCAAAAGGTACCTGCTACTCTACTGGATTTCTCTGCATAGTCTTCTGCACCTAGTATATAAGCTATTAGTGGATAGTATATATCGATAGCCTGTGCATAGGTAGGTGCAATAATAGCCACATTCTTGTTAGGCACTTCTGCAGGTAATTCCATTAATTCTTGTACAGCAATCATTGCCGCTGTAGCCGCTAAGAAAGACTTACCGAAACCACGACTAGCATTAACTACTGCATATCTACAATTCTGTTCTACAAAGAGGTCATTAATAACATCTGACTGCCCTTCGTGAAGTACTACTTCTTCCATAATATATCTCTAACTCTGTAAGTTATTTCTTACGTCTTGCAATCGCACTAGCCTTCTGAGCTTTTCTTAGTGCGGCTTTTTGTTTAGCAGTCATAGGGCCACGCATACCAGATACTTTACCTGATGCTATACGATTACCAAAAGCTTTATAACGAGGGTCTGATTGTAATACTTTAGTACCACTCATTCTAAGAGGCTTACCGATTTGTTTAGCGGCTCTCTGCATTTTAATTTTAAATTCGAATAATCTTTTCTTAAGCAAGTCTTCTTTCATAATATCACCATTTAACCTTATTAGCCCAATAGGCCGCTGATAGTTTGCCTTTCTTAATATTCGCCGCATGTCTAGCTTTCCAAGCAGTACGTCTAGACGCATACTTAGCACTCTCACCGGCTTTCTTAGGACTTCCTTTAGTATTCTGTTGACCGAACCTAATAGTCTTAATAGTGTCACCTACTTTAGCAACAACAACATGAGACTTCTTAGCATGTCCGGGGGTTCTCTTTGGTTTGTTATAACCACTAACACCGGCCCTCTTTAGTCTTGGGTCAGTCTTCTTCATAGTAACTTACTCCTTCTTGTCTATATACTTAATCATAAGGTAAGCAATTACAGCCGCACCGACTCCAGTACATACAGCTTCTGCCAATTCAGGTCCGAAGTGTGTAGGGTGGATTAAGTAGTCTGCCATCATAGTTAATACTCCGATGGTAATTGTTATAGTCATTTTATCGTCCTTTAGTATTTTGGAGAAGCTTAATAGCACAAAAGCTAGACCTGCAATAGCCCCTGTCTTAGAGGCTGTTAATGCATGGCCAACAGTCAATGCTGTAACATCACCTTGCACCATGAATAATAAGCATGATGTCCAAGCCTCTCTAAACCTTTTTAAGAACAGTCTGGACTTATTTACTAACATTATTTCTTCTCATCATCTTTATCTTTCCTTGTAGTAAGGCGTATCGCCATAGGTTTCTTAGTAGAAACTTCTTGTTCAATCTTCTCTGGTACTTTCTTATAACCATAAGCCATGAGATTGTTTATGAGTTGACCTTGAGTGGCTAACATCTGAGCATAAGCCCCTGATGTATGTTTACCCATCTCCTCTAGTTTCTCTAGAGAGTCTTGTATGTGTTCATACTTCTCAATCATTTTCTCAATAGGGTCGAAGCCTAGCTCCTCAAGTTTCTTAAATGCCGCCATAGAGTTAATATTTTTAGAGCCTTTAGGACGTCCACTTCCCGGCTTCCGTATCTTGTCTATATCTTTATTTCCCGGATGATTTGCCATATTGTTTTACCTCCTTTTAAGGTTCTGTAATTATGTTATTGGTTACATAGTTTAAATTTCGAAATAAAAACATTAAAAAACAATAACTTATTTTATATAAAAATTAAGCCCTTGAAATCTAATGATTTTATTTCTCACTTAAGCTCACAACGCTCATTATTTGGATAGAATCTTCCCATAGCGTTTTCAGCTTCCATTTCAGTCATTTTCTCAGCATAAACCTCTGAAGATAATCTAACACCAAGTAGTGAAGTTAAGTTCACCAGTAATATTGCTATAACAACCCCATAGATAACTCCCCTAATCACTGTAGGGAATAACAATTTCTTATGTTCTTCAATCATATCACCAGACCACCTTTTATAATAAATGTTAGCATACCACCTAATATAGCACCAACAAATAGTTTCACAATCCATCCAATGATACCATCAAAGGATTTTAATTTAGCTTTAGCAATATCTAGGTGGGTATTAATATTATTAATTTCCTCTTCGATATCACGGACAGTATCTCTTAGTTTAAAGAGACGTTTTTCCATAGTACTAGCTTCATCTCTTAACCTACGTATTTCATCTTCATTTGACATAAGAAGACTCCTTCAAAATTATTAATTTAACGTGTGTCTCATAAACGAGCTATACTATTCTTTAAGATATTCTTTAAGATATATTTAAATACTACTTTTAAACATAGTTTAAAGATTATCAAAATTATATACAACAACAAAAGACTAAGTTTACTGAGGACTCTACAAGATATCTTTTAAATAGTCTTTAATACCCCTACCCCCATAATCCC